ACAGATACCGATAAGTAGTAGCCATTACCCATTAGCGGTTTCAATACTTGAAATATCTTCTTGACCAGTTCTAGGTGCAGTTTCAATCCACTTCTTTTTTGTATTATCCCAAGTATCTAATATGTAAGGTTTTCCGTAAACACGACAACAAATTGCTTTTACAAAACCGATGTCTAAACAAAACGCTTGAATGTTCTCATCTAAATGAGCGTCCTCAGAAAACACCGCTATTGTACGAACAATATTGTCCGAGTCAAGAAAAGCGTATTCATTATTTTCTAAATGTGTAATAGCCATTTTATCTCCTTATGAAAGCCATTTAACAATTACAATACCAGCCGCACCGTTACCACCGTTGCCACCCGTACCCGCAGACGCGGAACCTGTGTTGGCACCATTACCGCCACCCGCGCCAGTGTTAGTTCCTGCGTTTCCACCATTACCACCATTCAGTCCAAGCGTTGCTGGGAAAGACCCACCACCACCTGCACCTGGACCACCTTGTCCACCATTTGCATTCACTGTTGGTATGCAAGTGCCACCACCACCGCCAAATCCTGCTATACCTGCCGCTCCACCTGCTCCAGTTGATCCTTGTCCTGCGGTGCCAGCGGTAGCAGCGCCAATTGCAGTCAAATAAGTGCTTGGAATGGCTTGCGGGATTGTGTTAGTGGTTATATCCGCTGCTACCGTACCTGGAACACCGTTACCTGGGTGTGCCCCAGCCCTGACTCTGAGTAATGTACTTGATGGAGCGCCACCACTACCGCCATAATAACCGTTAGCGTTTATTCCTTGCGTAAGACCTGATTGTGCTAAAGTGCCCGTAGTAGTATAAAAATTTGGAAAGGTAGAAGTTCCTGTCATAGCAGGCGCCCAATTGCTATTCGTTGTATCCCTACCGATTGCATATTGAGTTGAAGTAAATTCTACGGTACCTTTGTATCCTGGTACTCCACCTGTGTCTGAACTTGCACCAAATCCACCGCCTGAATAACAATAAGTTCCAAAACCTGAATAACCAGCACTGCTTGGATAAGTTTGAGTTGTTGTAGCGTTTCCTGCAGTTCCAGCGGTTCCCGCACCTACAACAATTGAAACCGTACCAGTACCACCAAGATAAATGTCTCGCACCATAGTAATAGCACCGCCCGTTCCGCCATTGTTTGCAGCGGCAGTGCTTCTAATTCCACCCGTTCCACCTACACCGCCACCTACAACAAAAACATCAACATATTGAGCAGTAGCAGGAACTGTCCAAGTTTGAGATGAAGTGAAAGCCAAATAGTTAATTGTTGCACCAGCGGTAGGAGTGACCCAAGAAAGCGTTGTTCCGTTTGTTGTTAAATACTGTCCGTTTGTTCCTGAACCTAAACGGGCAAAGGTTCCTGAACCTGTTCCTTGAATTAAATCACCTGATGTTGTGATAGCAGTAGCCATTGAGTTTGTTATTGTGACCGCACCACTTGTTCCACCACCTGAAATACCTGTTCCTGCAGTTACGGCAGTAATGTCACCAATTTGCAAATTAGTTGTTACTTGTACTCGCGTGTCTGTAATGTTAGCGGTTAAAATCGTGGTTACACCCGCGCCAACTGCTATGGTAGCAAGAGAGATTGAATTTGTAGGAGTTGCTGGGGCTACTGGACTACCTGCAGGAGTTCCTGCTACAACATTAACAACAACATTATTAAGTGAACCTGTATAAGCGGAGTCATTAACTGTTATACAAACACGGTCAATTCTAGGATTTGTAGGGTCTGCCGTTGTGATAGTTGCTGTTAAAGCGGCATCGTTATACGCCATGTACACGCCTTGATTAGCAGTGTAATTACCAACGATTGCCGCCCAACCAGCAGCAATAGACACAGACATAGCAGGAACCACAGATTGAGTTACTTCAAGAGATGTTAAACCAATAACTCCTGTTGTTGCGTAAAGAGCCTGATTGCTAAGGCGGTCATTTTCCGCAGGGTGAGACGCGTTTTGTAACCAACTAGGGGGTGTTCTTAATGCCATTTTATTCTCCTATACATACGCATTACGCCAAGTAACAGTAGCAGATGTTGTAGGCACAAGTGTACCTGAGCCTGACCAATAGAAATTGTTATTTCCTGGGGGAGCAGAAAACCATTCAGACGCTCCTAAAACCAAGTTGCGTGCAGAATTGCCATTAAGAGTTACAAGTTTGTTTTCAAGGTCTATGACGCAAATGTCAGTATCGGCAAAAGAGTAGCCAAAATATAAATAACTATTTTGTGTTTGATTGCCGATAATAGGGTTTGTGATTGGACCATTAAAAGTAATTGTAGGATAAGTTGTTGCCCAACCAGCGTTATTGACTACCGTAAAAGGTGCCGTTGCTGTTTTATAGACAAGATTGTAGGTGCGGTTGTAAACACGCCCTAAGCCTCCGCCAAGGGTCATAGAGGCGGTCTGTAAGGTGCTGTCGTAGATAAGGGGGATAGGGCAAAAGAAATCTACCTGAGATGTAATGTATCCATAAGTATAGTTAGGATCCACGGTGGTTCTTAAAGCGCGTACACGGGCATTAACAAATTGCTCACCACCAGCAGAAGATAATTTAAAGTAAAGCGGTGTAGTACCAGAGGTTTGAGGCAGTAGCGCTTGTTGAATTGTGTTGTAATTTGCTTGGGCGGAGGTTGCTCCATTAGCCAGGGTTGTAAAAATAACACTTACAGTTCTACCACCTAGAAAATCTCTACCTGAAAACATGCCATCTGCATAACCACGGTTATCATCTTGTGCGCGAATCATTGGCAGGCTTTCTAAACCATCAACAGATTGAATTGGAAAAGCCGTTGATGCGCCAAATGTTTGACCGTCAAAAGAGAATTGATAAGGAGTTGTTATTGGCATTATCTATCACGCCCAACAATTACAGTTGATCCATATTTAATTGAATTTGTAGTCATTCTATCAATCTCATCAGGGCTTACATTACTTGTGACATTGTTTGTAATATTAATACCTGCCATGCTTTTTTCTTCACCCATGCGGAATCTACCAGCGTCAAAAGAACCACCCATATTTGAATTAGAACCACCCGCTTGACCAAATGGTGTACCGCTTGCAGTAGCACCGCCACCACCAAGGCCAGTCATTGCACCTAAAGCAGCCAAGGCAGCAATTAAAGCATTAATTTGTGCGATAGTTTCTGCAATATCTTTATTAATTTCTGCTAGTGCAACATGGAAAGCATCTTGCATTTCAGCAAGATCAGTCTGTAAATCTTTTTGCAATTCTTTAAGAGTTTCTGCAAGATCAGATTTAGCCTCTGCCATAGCCTCTGCAAAATCAGCAGCGTAATTAGCCAGAGCCTCACTAAGTTCTACCCCTACTTTTGCATAATTTTCTTTTAATTCTTCTGTTGCTAAACCTAGTTTTTCATACATGGTTTGGCCTAGAACATCTACACCAGTTTCAGATGTATCTTGGATTTGAGTAAATAAACTTTGCAACTCTGTAATTGTTTCAGGTGTGGCCGCAAGTATTTCTGCTGCAAGTTTGTTACCTACCTCTGTGCCTTGGGCTACAACTTGTTCAACAAATACTTGGCTAAATCCTTTATTAGATAGAGCAGTAGCGTTGGCTGCTAATAATTTAATATCTGCTAACTGTTGTTTAAATTTATCAACAAGCGTAGTGGTGGTGGCCTTAGATGGATCTTCACCTTTTAATAGATCAGCAAACATCTTGCCAACATCAACGGCAGAGGCAGATTTAAATACATCTCTTAGGCGGTCAATAGATTGTTGAATAATTTCTTTGCGTTTTTCTGCGGCATCTTTTTGCGCATCTAATATTTGTTTGTTGTAGTCTTTTTCTATTTCTAGGATTCTTTTAGCGGTTGCCTCTTTAGCCCTAATTACATCTTCATCATATTTGGCATTGCGCTTTGCTACATCTTTTTGGTAGTCAGCAATTAATTTGGCTTTCTTTTCTTCAAGACCTGCTAATTGTTTTTGCTCAGATTCATATTTTTTCTGTAAAGATTTGATTTCAGATAAGCGTTTCTTTTCAGAGGCAGCCTTTTCTTTAGCCGCATTTGCTAAAGATGTACTAGGAGCAGTTCCAGCAAGTTCGCCACCAATAGGTTTACCACCTTGGCTCATAGGACCACCGTAAGTAAATCCACCACCAGTTTTGCCAAAAGCATTTGCGTATTTACCAGCAGATATAGCCGCTTGATCTAAGCCTGCTGCCATACCTTTGAATATTCCGCCACCAGGTATTTTACTTAAAACTGTAACAATTTTTGCAAGTAATCCTAAAAAATATCCAAATCCTTTAACCATTAATCTTATTCCGCCATCAACAATTTTTTTAAATGTGTCAAATTTATTGTAGGCTGCAACAAACGCTCCACCAACTGCTATAACAATAAGTAAAAATCTAACTATTGGGTTTGCAGCAATTACGGCATTAAACGCTTTTGTAATTGCAATTGCGCCACCTGTTGCTAATTTGTAAACGCCAAAAGCAACACTAGCACTAGCAATAATTATTCCATACGCTTTAAGTGCTTGTTCATTTTCTGTAAAATATGTACCTATACTTTGTAAAACAGGTATTAATATATTTAATATTTTTAATAAACCTCTGAAAGCGGGCATTAACGCGTTACCTATGGCTACTTTTGCATCTTGAAACCTTGCGGCTAAAGTTTTCATGGTGTTTGCAGTACCATCTGCGGTTCTTGCATAATCACCTTGTGATAGTGCTGTGTCTTTTAATATTAATGAATAAGCAGCCTGTGACTTTATTGCAACAGGTAATGTTCCAGACATGGTTTTTATTAAACCCATGCGTAGTGCTTCTTCTTTTAATCTAACCTCAGATAACGCAACACCAAATCTTTTTAATGGTTCTGTTTCACCTGATAAACCAGATCGTAATGCCACGATTGCATCATCAACACTTGTATTATTGAATGAGGCCATATCTGCTGCAAGTTGTACTAATGTTGTGGACATTTCTTGCGCTTGACCTTGACCTAAACCAAATGCTTGAAATAAGTTTCCATAAGTTCCTGCGGCTTCTAATGCTGCTTGATTGCTAATACCTAAATTTTGTGCTGCGCCCTGACCAAACTTTAGAACTTCTGCTGCACCCTCACCAAAAACAACATTAACTTTAGATACAGATTCAGCCATACTAGAGGCCGCCATAACTGTATCTTTAGCAAAAGATGTTAATTGCGTGGCTGCAAATGTGGCACCTAGGGCTGCGCCAACAGTTTTAAGTTTGCTAACAAAATTAGTCATGCCTCCAGTAGATTTTTTAATATTGTCATCTAACCCTTTAAGGCTACTTTGTGCCTGGGCTAATCCTGCTTTTAGATCATTTACATCAGCAGAAAGTTTTATTAAAATTGGTGGGATTACATCAGCCATTTTAACCCCTCATTTTTTCTTTAATTGAGCCAACAAAAATTCTTTGAATTTGTCCAGAGCGGATCAAATTTAAAGCGGCTGGTTCTAGGTAAGGATATTTTACGCCAGATTTCCAACGCGGACTTCCTTTTTCTACTGCCCTTGCATACTCCATTGATGCGCCAACAATTGCTATGTAGGTACCAAACCCATAGCGCACTGCTGTGTTTATAGATCTTCTTAAATTGCCCGTAACAACATTTGGGCCAGGACCACCAGAACGCGGCTCTCCTTTTTTATGTGTACCAGTATTAGCATTTAATTTAGCCTGTCTTTCAACTGCTAAACCTGCCCTACCAATACCAATTTTTGCACCTTGTTCAACATCAGATCCCACATTACCAATAGCCCGCAAGACATCATCAAGATTAGTGATAACAATTGCTCCACCATTCATAAATCCTTGATCCTGTCAGCCTTCACGCTTTCAACAGTTGTAGCAATGGCTATTAACCAATCTGCTGTTTCTACTGGCAA